GTAATAAGCATCTGTTGAGATTATCTGCGTGTAGCTACCATCAGGGTTAACTTGATATGTCACTCTTTCACCTGCTTTATTTGCAAAGCCACCATCTGGGTTTACAATTCTAAAAGTACCTGAAAATACATCATCTCCAAAATTTTGTACAATTAAATCTTTGCCTGCCGTTTTTTTAGCAATCGATGTACCTTGCTTCTTAGCAACAGGCTTTTTACGCTTGGTAGCTTTTTTCTTAGAAGACTTTCTTTTATTATTACGTTCAATACCAAACCCTTCTTGATTAGAGCTTGAATTTCTAAATGGTGACTTTTTCATTACTTTTTCTTTTTATGTACTTTCTGTATTCCAAACTCAGCATACTTGGACGAACCAGGATGCTTTTTATATCCAGTCGAAGGGTCTTTCATTAATTTTAGTGAACCTCCTCTTTCCTTCATCCAGTGAAACCCCTTGGGTGCTGGAACTCTTTTTTTATTAGTAGCCATATCTATTAGATTTTTTCTTATTCATTACTCGCCTCTTCTTCTTAGTACCACCTGCTTTCATCTTTTCTTCATCGCCTTTAGTAATCTCAGTGAATATGCTTCCTTGATACTTCATTCCACCATCTCCAAGACTACCTTGAGGCCTCGTTCCTACTCGACCTCGATTTTTAATAGGTATAAATTTACCGTCACTACTAACAATAAACTCACCTTCTTCTGTAGTTACTCTTCTGCTATCATCTGCTTCCAAGGAAGGAACGACCATACCTTTCTTTCCTCCATCTGCAAACATACCTTGAGTAAACCCTACACTAGGGTCAAAATGCATCATCCGTCCAGTGTTAGGGTCCATGGCTATTCCTCTAGTATTGTCTAACATAAAACCAGTTCGCTTATCCATTACCAATCCTTGATACATTATTCCTCCTTCACCACGCCTTTGAATAGGTATACGTTCGCCAGTTATAGGGTCCACAGCAACACTAGTACCGTCTGGTAACATTTCTATTATCCTATCATTGATTATTTGAGGCTGTCCATATTCATCATAAAATCCATTTTCCGTTCTAGGTCCTTGCATCACTCCATCGCCAGGAGGTAGTATTTCAAAACCAGGGGTAGTTATAGGAAAAGGCATAAGGACACCAGTAAGAGGGTCCACAATCATTTGACCTTCTGGAGTATCCGTAACGGCTCCTCTTTGAAGTCCTTGTATATCAATAGGCACATTAACCCCCATACTTGTATCTACAACCGTAACAGGTTTTGCAGTTACATTTATGTTAGGACTTGCTTCTGCACTTGCATTTGCATCACCTCCTGTGGCTACTGCATCACCTCCTGTAGCTATTTGGCCTTGGTCTTGCTGATTAGTCATCACAATGTCTTGTGCACCAGCTGCCGCTTCAAGAATTTTAGCTGCTCTCCTATTGTTGAAAACAAAAGCCAATTGTTCAGGAGTTAAATTGTCTAATTTGTACTTACCTGATTGTAGACCTGCAAATAAGTCTTCTCTAATATTTTTTTTCATTTTCCTTTTCTTCATCCCCTGCTGTTTAACTACAGGCTTTTTCTTAGCTTTTTTTCTAGGTTTCTTAGGCATTGAGCCTCCTGCTTTCATTTTTTCGTTTCTTTGGATACCAAAACCTTCTTGGTTTGATTCTCTTTTTCTAAATCCCATTATTTCTAGTTTTAATTATTAGTTTCTAAATTGAATGTTATTGTTATCATTAACAAAAATATTTCTGTAGTGTGAAACCTAACTTCTTCGGTAGGACTTAGGTATTCCCAACCTAAGGCAAACCTATCATGAGGCCAATGTAAACACACCGTTAAGTTCCAATTCCTCATTTCTTTTTGCTTTTAAAATAGTTAATTTGTCGTTCTCTATCTACAGCTTTCTTTCTACTCTTAAATGTGCCTAGCACTTTACCCTTTTTGGAGTAAAGCTTCCATTCATTCTTATTAGGCATCTTTCTAATCATTTTGTAGGTTTACCGTGTTTTCTTCTTACTGCGTTCTTCCCTTTCTTAAATATTTCAGCTACTTTGGCTTTACCCATTACCTTTGCTCTCTGCTCCCCTACGGTTAAGATTTGGATTTTTCTTGCGAAAGGTTTTTTACCATCTTTCACTTTCTTCACTGTGTCTCTAGCATCCTTCTGCGTAGCAAACTTTATACGAACAGTATCTTTTGGATTCTCATCCGTATAAAGCCTTCTACCAGAACCTTTGGGCTTCTTGCCAGTCCCTACTTTAGGGTCTTTCTTTTTCCTCGGCATGATTAAGTTGTAGCCTTTCTTACAAAAGAAACATTAGCTGCAGTAATTTTACCGACTGAATTCTTACGAAGATATCCTGCACATTCAGGCAAGACAGCCTCAGCTTGTTCTTTTGTGTAAACAGGGAACGAAGCTAGTACTTGGCTAAGTTTTATGTACCCTTTTGGAAGATTGCAGTTCCTATATAGAATTTGCTCTTTTTTAATTGCAATATCAAAGTAAGGTACTTTCTTTTCTACCGCACCCCCACCAGCTGGTGCAAAGTCTGCAACTAATAAAGCTAAGTCTCCGCTACCTTCCAAAAGAAAAGGGTCGCATTTTTTAAGTCCGTCACCTGCAGCAGTTGCTGAATTAGCATATATAGGTAAACTTCCGTAAACAGATGTAAACCTTACATAACCATTTGGTATTTGGCAACCATACTTTATAACTTCTTCTTGCGGAAAAGCAATGTCAAGAGCATTTGTGAAGTCTCTATCAGGTACACTTGTACCTCCTGCACCTCCTGAACCTACAATACCAATGGTATTTTGATTAGTATTTGAGTACATGTCGCAGTCTTTTAGTCCTGCTTCTCTTGCTTTTGCATCGCTATCATGTACAGGTAATCTTGCTATCACTGAGCTTAATCTTACGTACCCTGCAGGTACAGCACATCCATGCTTGACTAGGTTTTCTTTTTTAATCGATATATCGTAACTAGGCATTATTTCTCGTTTTTAATTTTATTTTTAGTTATTTTCAGCTTCCCATTCAAGCTGTTCTTTTAATTCATTTAGTGCTTCAGTTAAACCTTCGCTTCCTTCCGCATATTGTTCTAGGGTGTCAACCCATTTCGTATTAAACCATCCAAGTCGGACAGTAAATCCTTTTCCATTAGTACTTCCACCATCGTCTTCTTCTAATACTTTACCATCATAGTACAGTTTTTCAACAAACTCTCCAAAGTTCGTTTCAAGTATACCAGCAGAAAGTTTCTTTTCATCAAACTCTTCATCCTCTTCTAACTCAAGAACCCAAGTCGAAGTCCATCCTTTTTCTTCACTCATACAAGCTACTACAGGCACGTAATCTTCTTTTGTGAGGCCTTGGTATAAATTATCCCAATCAGGCTCTTCTTCATCAAAAAAACCTCCTTCTCGGCTCCATAAGAACTGGTGTTCAACTTCTTTCTCTTCATCAGTGTCTGTGTCTATCAAAGTTACCTTAGAGTTTGCATAACTTCCATAAAAATGTAAAATATCATCTAAATCATGCCAGTAATCATTACCATCTGATGTCATTTCAGGAATATCTTCGTCTTCGGTGTCTTCCCATTCTCCTAAAATGTAGTCACTGAAGTCATTCTCATCTCTTTCCACCCAGTAATCATAAAATTCTTGAGTCACTCGTCCTATGGTTACCTCGCCTCCGTAGTGATGACCTCTGATATTATAAACTTTTTTACTCATGGTTTTTTCTTTTGCTAAGTATTTCAGAAAACTTTTCTGATGCTGTGAATCCTAGTCCTGCCATAACTATCCATTGTAGAGATTCAAACATATGTTGCTCTACGGTGTAATCACAAAACAAGTTTGATGTAAAAGCAATAAGCATAAAAAGAAGGCACATTGCTGTGACCACTCTTTTGGAAGATACTTCCCCTCCCTCTGAAAACATTGCTTTAAAAAACTTTCTCATGATTTACGTAGTCTGTCAATAATAATAAATGCTAGTAATAATACAGTAACTATAGCAGTTTCTATTGACATTTTATATTAATTTTTTTTAATGCCACACCATCCTAGACAAACTTTGCCTCGGGTAATCCATTTTACAAATAAACACAATTGTTTTTTCATTACTCCTTTTTTTTGTCGTGCCAAATAGAACCGCTACTTTCCTCTTGGCTTTGGTCTTTTGGGTTTACTGCATCCACATCCCATTTTTGTAGTGTATCGTTTAGTTCTAAAAATCTTTTCATGTCATATGCCCAGACTCCAATCATTCTATCATTCTTTTCAAACAGCTCTCCTGATTCTTTTAGGACATCATATTTTTTTCTAGCATCCCAATAGCTGTTCTCTTGAATTGGTTTGTAGGAATTCTTAGCCATATCACATCTTAATATATGGAAAATATTTATATTATCCAAATATATTACATTTGTTGAGATAGTTAGATAATAGTTATTTTGCCTACAGAAATTAGTCTTTCAACAATGTCTTTGTAGCTGTCTTTGAACAATCTAGGCAGTAAATCAGAAGATGTTTGTATAATAGCTCTACCATCATTTGCTTCAGCAATATTAACAATATCCGAAACTTTAATTAACACCTCTTCAGTTTCTAGATTTTTACTTCCTAGAACTCTTTCAGAACACAAATCATCACAATGGCTTTCGAAAGAGTCCTTGTCTAATCCTAAAGACTCTGCTCTTTCCTCAGCTTCTTTCAAACACTCCTCACACGCTACAGCCTTTGACTCTTCTTTATAAGCGTGAACAAACCCTTTGACTTTTAAAAATATTAAATCACTCATTTAAACTGATTTTGTTAGTAATCTACGAGCTTCTGTAGTTAAGGAACTTGCTCTTGACCTATTAATACTTCCACAAGAATTACATCTAAGAGCATCATACTCAGACATATACGTCTTGTAAGTACCTACAACAGACAAGTCTGTTCCTCCACATGTGGCACAGCATGTTACGTTTTCACCTATGTGTAACCCCATATTTGGGTGAGGAGTAATCCAAGAACGTATCCTTAGATACACTTCTTCTAGAAGAGTTACATCTTTTATATTGTACTCTTCCATCTTGTTAAGGGACTCTTGGTCTCCTTCCATACAACCTTTCCATAGTTCAAAACCTCCAGTCTGCATCTTACCTCCGAGCTCTAGGAATTTAGCAACATAGTCTAGTTTATTAGACGATATGTTAAACTTCTTCCTGACATGTTTAAGGGTATCAATAGTTTGGTATGGTGTCGGTGGGTGTAATCCCAGTTTCAGGAAGCGAGTGTTAACTCTTTTGATGTCAAACTTGTCTCCATTGTGAGCAATAACAATATCAGCTTCATCTAGTAGATTCCAAAAGTTTCTTACTATCCTAGAGTCATCTTGCTCTTTAGCTTCTTTTGGGGTTAGTTTACCTGTATAAACTTTCTCTTCAAATAACCATTTAGCAGACCACGTAATAATAAACCAGTCTGATTCAAGCATAGATAAATTATGACCTACATTTTGATTCCATAATCCCCATATATTGGACATTAGTGGAGCAGTTTCGATATCAAATATCAGAACTCTTGCAGGACTAGCAATCTCTGCCTCTTCTCTTAATGCTACATCAGCATCTAGCTCAGGTATGGAATTTATGTATCTACTTATACCTCTTCTCCAAGAATCACTATATTTGTAATTAAACTTTGCACAAAAAGCTTCTGCGGTGTGCGTAAAGTTTTGTTTTTTAGCATATATATCGAGTATCTCTTTAATATGCTTTTTGATTATGTCTTTGATAATCATATTAACAATTTAAGTCCCCTGGGAAATATTTCCCTAGAATATTACCATTGTAGAATTTTTCATTATCTCTGATAACATCCATTTTAAATTGAGCCTCTGTCTCCAAAAAGGATAAGTTTTTTAAACAATTGGAAAACTGCCAAATGTGTTTTTCAATCCTATCCCCTTTCTTTATGTCCTCGTTTAGTTCTTTGTTAGAACCTGTATACATCAGCCAATCCGACTCTAATTTAGCTTTATAAACCCAAACAGGCAAGCCTTTTTTAGATTTTTTCTTGTTTTTATGTTTTCTGACTTCGAATCCCTCAAGCTTTAGTTCTTGATGTCTTTTTATTCCGACCCTTTTCCAATGATACAAGTTCTTTTTACCAATATACATTCTGTCTTTAGAAAAATTATGTATACAGTATATAAATCCTATAGCTTCGCTTGGAATCTGCTCTAGGGAAGTAATTTTTTTATTGTCGTATATCCACATTACCAGCCACAAATTTTTTCATATTGTTCCATAAATTTAGCAACAATAGGGTCTCTGTAATTTTGTTGTAACTCCACATGTATCATCTCATCTAACTTACCTGCAGTCTCGATTAGTTGGTGGAAACCACTTCTACTAGGCTGCTTTAAATCGTTTTGTTTAAGGTCTCCTGTAAATATCATAAGAGAACCTTTTCCAAGTCTTGTACAAAATAAATATGTTTGAAGCTTAGTAAGATTCTGTGCCTCGTCTATTATCATTATGCTGTTAGTAATTGTTCGTCCTCTTGCGAATTGTAGTGGAAGCAGTTCTAATTGACCTTCTTTTAGCCATTTTTCTACTTCTTTCTTGCCATTCTCTCGTAGTATCTCCATGTTTTCTATAACAGGAGCACACCACTGCCTCATCTTCTCATCTTTATTTCCTGGAAGGTACCCCATGTCCTCTGTAGAAACCTGTGGGCGGGCTATATACATTCTTTCTACTCCTCCCTTCAAAAACAAATCTAAGGCTATCTGTGAGGCTAAGAACGTTTTAGACGTACCTGCCTTACCAGTTATAATAGCAATCTTAGAGTCAAGAATTTTTTCTTTTGCAAGCTTTTGTTCTTCACTCAATTCGTACTTAAAAGAAGGGTTGGTTTTTGTTCTTCTAGTACTTAAATCCTCTCTCATTAGTTATAATGTTTAATTATTTGTTCTTTGAGGGTTTCTTCAAGGTCAGGATTATCTTCAAGTAAGGCAAATACTGCTTTTTTACCTTGACCAAGCTGTGTGCCTTCATAGCTGTACCAAGCACCTTTCTTGTCTATTAGACCTAGAGAGATAGCCATATCTACAATCTCTTCTTTTGCATCTACTCCTATTCCAAATCTTAGTTGAAAGGAATGCTTTTGCAATGGCGGATATGTTTTATTTTTTTCAGTAGTTGCAGTAACTAGATTAGACACCTGCTTGTCTACCCCGTCAACTTTTTCTTTGTTGCCAGCAGACTTACTAGATGTTAGTTTAATGCGAATTGATGAATAAAATTTAAGAGCGTTTCCACCAGTCGTGACATCTGGGGAACCATACATAACTCCAATCTTTTGACGGAGTTGATTGACAAACATTAAAGTACAATTGTTTTTACTTGCAATAGGAGACAACACACGCATAGCTTGTGACATAAGTCTTGCGTGAACACCCATCTTGCTTTCACCTGCTTCACCTTCGGATTCGACAGATGGTACCATAGTAGCAACTGAGTCTACAACTACGAGACCTATTTCACCAGTACTCGCTAGTGTTTTAGTAATCTCAATTGCTTCCTCCCCACTACCTGGTTGACAGAATATAAGGTCTTCGGTGTCAACGCCCAATGCTTCTGCATAGTTTTTATCAAAAGCATGCTCCATATCTACAAACGCACACTTCTTACCCATTGCTTGAGCTTGTGCTATTGCGTGTATACATAACGTGCTTTTTCCTGAAGATTCCCATCCGAATAGTTCAATTATTCTTCCTAGAGGGTAACCCCCACCTGTGATGACATCTAAACCTAAAGACCCTGTTGGTATTCTTTCTAATTTTTCAAAAGCCTCATTTTCACCTAAGTGAAATACTGAGCCTGAACCAAAGTTTTTATTGAGACTTTTTAAAGCCTCTTCTAATTTAGTACCCATTAATTAAAGTTGTTTAATTCTCTTCTAAAAAGTTTTAACATAGTTTCAACTATGTGTGTAGCCTTTCCACAAGGAGTGTTAAAAAGATACATTTCAAAGACCAAATCTTCAAGTCTTTTTCCTATAACATCATATAGGGCATCATTCAAAATATCATCTTCAATGTAATCTAACACACAATCACAGTAATCCATGAAGTACTCACGTTCAATATTATTTTTGCTTCTTTCCATGATTTAGTTGATTTTTCCGCAATCTACAAAATATATTTGACATTTCCAAACAAATAACATAATAAATGCTAATATTATTACTTTTACAATAGTTATCCACAAAGACTTGCATATGTCAAATTTTTTTTGTATAATTGCATGTATCTTACAAAGGGAAAGGAGGTAAGGGGGACTACAGGGGGTTAGGAGGAAAGGGTTGTAGGGCGTAAGATATAAAAAATTTATTTATGGCACAATATAGAGCATTACCTTTTTTTCTGTCATACTCAGATAAAGTAGACTTAATACAAAAACTATTACAATTGTATAGTGCTACAACAGTTTACTTAACTAAAAGAGACATAGATATTTTAACATTATGTTTCTTGTATGATATGAATAGTAAGAATTTTAAGGATATAGCTATAAAAGCTGATGTAGGAATTAAGACACATCAAAATGTTACTACAATGTTTTCTAGATTAAAAAAGAAAAACTTAGTAATAAAACATCCTGTAAAAAATAGAAAAGACTTTAACGAAGACTTAGCTAAAATAAAAGAAACTGTGGATGAATATCCAAACATAGTAGTCCAAATGGTCTATAGCAAAGAAAATGGAGTTTAAGGATAAAATATATTTCCTTGATGATGTTCTAGATGAATATGAAAGAAGAGGAGGAGATAGAGAGACAGGAGAAGCTATCTACTGGTACTTCCATGACACCTTAAAAAAAGATATAGAGGAAAGCGATGATATTGTCTATAAGATTCCAAACTTTGGTACTTTGTATTTTACACAAGGTTCTTTACATAACATTGAACAAAAGCTAGAGGGTACAATAAATAAGTATTCTCATCTTAGAGATAGTGACAAACAAAAAATAAACAAAAGAAAAGACATAGTTAAATCAAAGCTCATGAGAATGCGTGAGCTAATTGACAAAGCAGTATCTTTAAAAGTAAATAACATATGGTTTCTTAGAAATAGATTTAATCCAAAAAATATCAAAAATGGGTAAGATACGACCAAGTAGGATTTTTAAGGGATGGAGAAAGATGATAACAAATGCAAAAGACAATTTTGCAAAAGATAGGCTAAAAGTTTGTAATAAATGTCCTGAGAAAAATAAACTAACTGGTACTTGCAATATTTGTGGGTGTTTACTCAAGGCAAAGGTAAAAGTAATAGAAGAATATTGTCCTATGAATAAGTGGAAAGACATAAAAGAATTTAAAGACAGAGGGTTAGCTGTAAAACTGCACGACACTGATATTGCCACAATTGAAGAGAATGAAAATGGTTCGCTCACCGTTTCCTACAAAAAGCCATTTAAATTGAATCAAAAAATATCTGATACCAAGCTTACGCTAGAACTTATTAACTGTAGGGGAGACCATGAAGAGTTTGAATACGACACAACTTTAAACAACATTAGAACATCTATATGTTCTTGCTTTTCAGTAGTGCTAGACAAAACTTCATTAAAAGAAGCAGAATCAGCAAAATTAATACTGAAGTACAACACTAAGCTTGAAGGAGAGATAAACAAAAGATTAAAAATTAAAACCGACAAAGATATTTTTGTCATAGCATTAAAAGGAGAAGTAAAATGAGCCAACTAAGAAAAACACATATTGCTGACATGTTGAGTCAGTTAATTCAAGATTATCCTGAATATGATGTATCGATGCTGTTAAAAGCAGTTTTGAGGAGAAAAAATTATAGAAACGGTAAATCTCAAGACAGCGTATTCTTTATGGATGCTACAGATGAACAAATATCTTTAGCGTTAGAGAGAACATTAAATGATTTAAAAATTTCTACCAATGGCAGACACTAACAAAAAATACTTAGAGAGTGCTCTAAAGTATCATACTGAACTTTACAATGAATTATCTACTCAAGTAGAATCACTTGGTGAAGAACCACATGAAAACTACCTTAAACTGCTGCTTAGTGCTTCTATGCAAGAGTGCTTAGTATATATGAAAGCATTAGGGGATTGTTCCAAACAATTATTTAATGAAGAATTAGACATTCAAGATAATATTGCAGAAGCTATAAAAGAAGCACAGCAAGCATTTATGATAGAAGATGGTGAACTTGTCAATGTATCAGGTATGGCTATTGGTGAGTTAAAAGATTTTCTAAAAAAAGCAGTTCAAAAGCGAAACACTGGTGAGTAAGGTAGATATTCCAAATGTATCTTTTAAAGATTTCTTAGTAAATCAAGTCGAACCATCCAGGGAGGATGCTAATTATGTAGCCTTTTGGACAAAGCATATAAACTATTGCAAGTCAGGAGTTATGGTCGGAGGTATACACATCTCAGGCTGGTTGTATTGGCACCTGAATTTTTTTAAACTATCTATTGATACCAGGGACGAATTTGGTAATTCAGTTAGGATAGTTAGTAACCCTAAATTAAGAGACAATGAATGGCTTATTAATTGGTGTTATAATAAGGCTAATGATGAAGGTAAGAAACCTATTCTTGCGTTTGGTACAAGACGATTCGCTAAGACATCTTTTATTTCATCCCGAGTCGCCTATAATACTTTTATTTTTCAGTATAGTAACCCGCTAATTATTGGTGGGTCGCAGTCTGACCTTAACAACATTACTAAATACTTAGATGAGTTCTACGAGAAAAGACCTGATTGCTTTTCCGATTTCATTAAGATTAGTGATTGGAACAAAGCAACATCTTCTGATGTTGAAATAGAGTTTAACAAAAGAATAGTAACAAAGGGTAGAAATCCAATCAATCCTATCAGTTATGAATTCTTCCCTATTGCTGATAAACCGAATGACAACTCTTTTGCTTTCTCTAGGATATCCGTTAGGAACCTTCAGCAGGGGCAAGTTACATCCAAGGAAGAGCTTTTAGCAGGTATCACACCTACTGAGGCTGTATGGGATGAGGTAGGAAAGTATCTTTATTCCAAACAACGTTCAGCACTTCTACCTGCTATTGAAAACGACCTTGGTGAAAGAAGATTTGTGGAGTTGCTGATTGGTACGGGTGGTAACACAGACTTTGCTGCAGATGCAGAGATGGACTTTCTCTACACCGAGAAGTCTGATTTTTTTCATTTTGATGTGACTCAATATTTAGAAGAAGTCAAGGAAGAACACTTTAGATATGTTCAAGAAACTGATAAGGAAGTTAGTCTTTTTGTTCCTGCCCAAATGTCTAACAAGGGTGGAGAGAAGAAAGAAGTACCTTTGGTACAATATCTCAACAGAGATTTCACTGAAGAACAAATTAAAGAACTTGATGGGTTCAATATTCTCGTCACTGACTGGGAAGAGGCGTTAGACAAAGTGCAGGGCTTTATAGGTTCTGAACAGGCTAAGTCACCAGACAAAGGAAAGAAAGCACAAATGTACTACCCTTTCCAACCAGAAGATTGTTTCTTGTTTTCTGGTAATAACCCGTTCCCTGTGGAACAAGCCAAGAGAACTCAAGATGCTATAAACATCAAAGGTACATATGGTGAGTACGTAACTCTTGACGTTACGCCTAATGGTATTATATCGGTAACTCCTAGTGGAGCAGACCCTGTAAATGAATACCCATTCCGAGGGGGAGCAGTAAATGCTCCTGTAGTTATTTATGAAAGACCTATATATGATAATCCAAGACAAATAAAAAGAGGTACCTATATAGCAGGATTTGACGGTGCTAAAGTATCTACATCAACAACTTCAGACTCTCTCAATTGTTTGTATATATTTAAAAGACAAGCAGGGGTATCAGGATTGCAGAATCAAATTGTAGCACAATACACTTCAAGACCTAACATCGATTCAAATTACTATAGACAAGCGATGTTGTTGTTAAAGTTGTATAATGCAGAATGCCTACCAGAGGCAGACGTACCTTTTGTAAAGTATCTTAGAAGTCAAAAGTCTGAGTATCTTATTGCACAAGCAAAGGGTACTAATCTACGAATCAATGAAAACAGTAGGGCGAATGTAGACTATGGTCTACCAGCCACAGCTAGAAACAAAGAACACTTGTTGAAACTTTTGAAAAACTATTGTTGGGACCAAATACCAACTGGTGTCATGGGCCCTGAGGGAGAAGAGATAAGCGTTCTTGGTGTGACTAGAATAACTGACCCCATGTTGCTTGAAGAGATAATTAAGTTCGGTAACTATAAGAACTATGACCGTATTATGTCTTTTGGTCACGCATTGATTTGGGACGAAGAACTAACCATCAATAATATTAAAGGTTCTGAAGACAAGTATGAGATTAAGAGAGATGTCTACAGAAAAATAACGAGTGGCAAATTTGGTAGAAATAAAAAGTATAGCTAATTGTAATAAATTTGTTTAATCCAAACTAATTTACTAAGTTTGCATCTTACATAAAGTGTATGTTTTTTGATATAGATTTAAGAGATGCCCAATATTTTGGAGACATTCTAAGACTTCCTGCACAAGCCCTTCCTGAAAAAAAGAAAAATAAGGATTGGGTTATGGATTGTATGAATACTCTAGAAACAATAGGTATTCGTCAATTAAACAGTGCTAGAAGAAGATTTGAGGATGCTTACAGAATAGTAGAGGGAAGCTACAGATATAGTGATGTTGTAAACACCTCTGCATTCTTGTCGGAGGTAGATATGCTTCGTTCTCAGTCTGATTTATCAGAAGACCTACAACACTACGGCTTCATAGAGCCTATTGTAAATACAATGATTGGGGAGTTCTTGACTAAACCTAATCCTAATGTTGTCTACACAGATGACCCCCTCTCCACAAATGAATATCTAAGAAATCAAAAAACAAAACTTTGGGAGGGAGTAAATAATGCCATTTCTAAAGAGATAGAAATTAGGTTATTAAGTCAAGGCTTTTACAATGAAAGACAATTTAAGTCCGAAGAAGAGCAGCAGCAATACGTAGAGACTCTACGGAAGGAGAGAGACAAGAACATACCACAAGAAGTTAAAAAGTATATGGAGTCCGAGTGGAAACCAATATACTTAGAGTGGGCAGAAAAAACATTAGAGGAAGGAGAGGTTAGATTTGATATGGACGAACTCTATAGAGACTTGTTCAGGGACTATCTAATTACAGGGAGATGTTTTTTACATTGGAGAATAGGGCACGACTATTATCAACCTGAGAGATGGTCTCCACTTAATACCTTCACTTCCATCACACAAGACGAAAAGTATCCTGAAACAGGAGAGTATGTGGGAAGGATTCAATACTTGACACCAAACCAAGTAGTTGCCAACTTTGGCTCACATCTTACAGAGGTACAAAAACAAGACTTATTACGCTCTAAGCATTATAGAGGAAAAGAATTTTCAACTGCAAGTATTGATAATACTCAAGACTGGTTAGAAAACTTTGGAGGGACTCTACGAAGAGTTCCATTTGCTGATTCTATTGGTTATGAAAACCTAGGAGTTATCCAAGACCAAACAGGTATTGACCTGGGTTACAGAGGCATGTTTCCTAACCAACTAAGAGGTCAGCATTTTTTCTTTAATGATAATGATAATCGATATGACTTAATTAGAGTCGTAGAAGCATATTGGGTATCCTATAAAAGAGTAGGATATCTAACATACACTAAACCAGACGGAACTTCTAGGTCTGAAGTCGTAACTGATGAATTGTTAAAAGACATTATCAATGAGTTTCAAATCAAGAAACTAAGAACAGTTACATTAGACCAGCACACTAAGAATCCTCAAGATAATACAATTGTATGGGACTATGTTCCTGAAGTTAGATATGGGGTTAAAATATTAAATGAAAATACTGACCTTCCTGACCACCTTTACCTATTTGGAGGAGCTATTGATTATCAATTAAAAGGAGAGAGTGCTACGTACCACACTCTTATGCCAGTTACAGGATTGTTAGAGCATACGTCTCTTGTTTCTAGAGTAGAGATAGACCAAGTAGAATATTCCCTTGCTATGAATATGGCAAGAGACTACATGTCGAAGGAGCTTGGACTATTCTTTCTTATGGACTTAGCTTACATGCCTGAATTCTTGAAAGACTTTGGAGGAGACGAAGCCATTGAAAAATTAATGGAGGTTACTCGGAACTTAGGATTCCTTCCTGTTGATTCCTCTCAGGCTAGAGGAACATCGTTCAATAACTTCCAAATGGTTAACATGGACCTAACTGCAGCCATGATGGGTAAATTAAATTTTGCTCAAGCTATCAAAATGAGAGCTTTTGAGAAATTAGGATTTACGCCACAACGAATGGCAGTACCTGTAGAGCAAGAAACAGCCACAGGTATTAGAACATCTCAGACATCGTCTTACGCACAGACAGAAGTTTGGTTCGATAAATTTTCTAGGTTTCAACAGAGAACTGCTGAGATGCAAATTAACATAGCACAGTGGTTACAACATGAAGGTAAAGATGTTACTGTGAATTACACAGACAGTGATTTGACTAGACAGTTTGTATCTATTATAGACCCTGACCTTCCATTGAGAAGATTTAAAATCTATACTAGAAATAATACCAAGAGAAGAAGTGAGCTAGAACTTCTAAAAGAAGTTTATATGCGAGACAACACTATCTCTAAAAACTTAGAGGACATGGCAGAAGTTGTGTCAGCGGACTCTACAGCTAAAATTATACAGTTAGCTAGATTGTCTAGAAAGCAAAAAGACTTGATGGAGCAACAGCAGCAACAGCAGCAAATGCAAATGATGCAAATGCAACAGCAAGGTGAAATGGCTAAAGAAGAGCAGAAGCACAAAAACAAAATTGAGTTAGAAAAGGTTAAAGGAGAGATAGCTCTTAATAAGCAAGCAATTCTAGCTTTAGGTTTTGCTAAACCTTCGGAAGAAGGTACAATAGATGAGACTCCTTTAGTAATAGAACAGCTGAAGGCATCTACTCAAGATTTAGAAAGAAAATATAAAGAGAGGGTTGCCGCTTCTGACTTAAGACAAAGGCAACTAGATTCAGACAGAAGATTTATGTTAGAACAACAAGCTAATCAAGTGAAATCTCAAGAGGCTGCCGCAAGAGTGGAAGTTGCAAATAAGCAGCTACAAGTCGCTCAAACTAACAAAAATCGGTACGATAAAAAATAAATTACAATTTTTGTAATGTGAGAATTACAATTGTTACTAATTTTTTTAATTTTAAATTATTTATTAAGTTCACACCATAAAATCAACCAATATGGACAATACCAACCAAAATCCATTTACTATCGGAAAACCTTTTAATATAGAATTTGAGGACTCGACAGAAACTAAGCAACCTGAGGAAGAAACTCAGGAAGAGCCTCAAACAGAAACAAAGGAAGAGACTCCTATCGAACCAGTCTCTTCTACTCCCCCAGAAGCAACTCCTTCAGGTAAAATTGAAATAGAAGATATCTTAGATAGGGAAGTTGCTTTTGAAGATTCTCCTGCACCGCCATCAAGCGATAAGGAGACCCAACAGGCACAAGAAGCCGTTAAAGAGGCGTTACTGACCGATGATGATTCATTTGATTATGGGTATGTAGCTAAAAAGTTAATTGAGTCTGGGTTTTGGGAGGACTTTGAGAATAGTGGTGACGTAGAAATAGACAAAGATGTCTTTGAGCAGTTATCAAAACAACAGGACACATGGAAGTCAGAAAAATTAGTAGAAAATATCTACTCCTCATTTAGTCCTGCAGAAAAAGAATTTTTAGCCTTTAAGCAATCAGGTGGAGATTTAGAGCAGTATTATCAATCTAAGACTGCAGTTGACCGAATCAACAATCTAGACATTAGTACTGACCAAGGTAAAGTTAATGCTGTTTACACATACTACAAAAATTTTGTAGGATGGGATGACCAAAAGGTTAACAAACATATTCAACGTATTACTAAGGATATGGATTTAGATGAAGAGGCTCAATCAGCCTTTGAAACTATTCAACATCATGTTGTTGGCCAACACCAGCACATGTTACAGCAACAAGAAATAGCTAATCAGCAAAGAAATCAAGCTATTGATAATTTTAAGAAAGATATCAAATCTATTTTAAAGGCATCAAATTTTGATAGTAGAGCTTCTAATAGAGTGGTAAAAGGTCTTACCAATCTTAATGAGCAATCAGGATTAGCTGAAGTTGACGAAGCTTATTTAGCTTTTAGGAATGACCCACAGCGAGCCGTACTGCTCTACAGTTTTTTAACTGACTATGAGGGTTTTGTTAATAATTTAACAGCATCCAAGCAAAAAGAAGTACAAAAGAAGGTGTTCATGGATATTAAAAAAGCAAAGAAGACACCTACTGAAAAGAAAGATTTTTCGTTTAAGCCAACACGAGAGAAGGCTACTAAAAATCCTTTTATTAAATAAAAAGTAAATTTATAAATAAAGAACAATGGGAAAAGAAAATTTTAATGGACAGTTTATTGGAGCTAACTTCAATGACTCTACTGTGATTGGTGTTACCAATAAAAGTGACATTCAGTCCCAGTTCGGTTACATTGATTCAGTAGCCTTAAAAGCTTCTGACTATGTGGATGATAGAACATCTCTAGGTATGTTAGAGCTTTTTGAGAATGCTCGAACCGTTAATGTACCTTTTATCAAAGATGCTCTTCGTAATTCAGATAAAATCTTTGTAAATGGTATTAGAGGTAGCTTCGACTACGAAATCGCAATGGATATTGAAAAACCATGCGTAGTACAAAATGTAGAAGAAGGTAGTTATTTAGGAATCGATGGTTCATTCTTCGATATCAAATTATCTCACCCCTTCTCTCCTGGTGACATTCTTACTTACGACCCAGTAGATGGTGAGCAAGTAATCGTTATTGAGGATTCAGAAGTAGTAGATGAAGGTGATGGTTACGTACACACTGTACAACTTGTAACAAGAGACAGAAGCAAGTACTTCCCAGCATCTAAATTGAAGCCTGGTACTGAGTATGTAAAAATTGACCACGTTGCTGGTGAGTTTGATGCTCAATACTCTGCACCAAACATCATGGGTCTTTCTGAGAACTCTGTTAAGCTTCAGTATACTTTAGGTGACTACCGTGCAGTACAAGTTGGATACTCTGCTTACGCAGACGTTCTTACTGTAAATGGTAAAGAAGCATCTTTCTTAACTGAAAGAATTCAGAAAATGCAAGACCGTTTAGGAGGAGATTACTTCTTCGTTGGTCAAGTTAACCCTAACAGCGGAAGACTTCTTCGTGACACAGTTCGAGTTCAGCCTATCATGGAAGCTCTTGCAATGGCTGAGTTGATGAAGCTTACTGCAATGGGTATGATGTTTGACCGAGGTGCTACAATCACAGGAATCAACGGTTCTAAGATTGTTAACGAAGGTCTTTACCACCAGCTTCGAAGAGGACATAGATTCATCTACAAGAACGTAAATGAGCTACGTCAGTACATTCAAAAAGCTGCTGAAATTATCTATCACGGTACTTCTATTCAGATTCACGACAGAAAGTTAGTCTTCAAGGCTGGTTTCAACGCACACAATCTAGTTCGTGAGCTATTCAAAGAAGAGTTCAAGAACACTGTACCTGTGCACGTTGACCAAGAAGCACTTCCAGTGAAAATCTTGACAGGTAATGACAGATACAACTTACAGTATCAATCATACGCTATCGGTGAGGCATTCCTAAACGGAATCGGTATGGTAAGAGTTGAGCACGACCCATCTCTTGACTATGATAGCTTTGGAGATTACATTAGCCGAGGATACTCTGCTGGATTATCTAAGCGTTCTTGGACTTTGGTTATGTGGGATATTACTGACCCAATGTACTCTAACGTATTCGATAGAAGTGTATTACCTAAAGGTGTTGAGATTGACAATGCTTCTCAAGGTACTAGCAACCTTTACATTGTTAAACCTAAGAATGTGCCTGATTTCTCTTACGGTTCTACTAACGGACCAGTATTTGAGCAAGGGTTCACATACTCACGACCACAGCCTGGTAGAGAGTTCACCTGCATGTCTTCAATGTCAGCATGGATTCCAGACAAGTCTCGAGTCGTAATGATTGAGAAACTCGAAACTAACGAGTTTTAATATAACCTTTTTTTAACGGGGGGATTTATTCCCCCCTTTAATACTTATCACACATGAAATACGGCAACAAAAAGAAAATGGGTATGGGAGGTTCCTATGAAAAAATGGACATGGGAGGTTCCTATAAAAAAATGGGCCACGGAGGCTCCTTTGGTATTGCTGTAACTGCTTCAGGTAAAGGAGCAGGTTCAGGGATGCCGCCTAATTTTTCAGGCTCTTGCGGAAGCAAGAGAAGGTAACAGTAGGGTATTTGCCGATACCCACTTTTACAAAAAAAATATTTAAAAAACCAACTAAATTAACCAATTATGTATTCAGAATGTTTTGAAGTCGCTAAAGACAGAATTTATCGTATTGTAGAAAAAGTAGATGATTCTACTCCAGAGCCTTTAAGAGTAGTAAACAGATATAAGATGGTATCTTATACGGCTGAACCAGCTAGATGTTTATTTATAGGTAACCCTGAAACAGGGAGGTATGATACAGGATTTGATGAGAATTCTTCAGAATTTAGAGGTAAAACTAAAACAGAAATTGCTAAAATTCTAAAAGAAAGACAAAATCTTATCGACTGGTATAATACTAAGCTCGCTAACTACATCAAGACTAATCCTAATCTTACTGAAAAAGATTTTTTAGCTTCCGAACACTGTGGTATTGATTTATCGCATAATACTATTATAGATACTGCTGACATGGACAATTACTTTAAATTGTACTTAGCATACCGTGGAGGACAAATCACTCCTAATTGCGATGGTAGTAATCCAAGATATAATGGTTCATTATACGCTATAATTGACACTACAAGAAGTGCTGAAGCTCAAACTTCTAATTCAGAGAAAAGACTCTCTGTACTTACTTGGTTTGGCAACATGTACACAAAAGATGCAGATAGACTTAAGCAATACTTACAGTTTGTAGGAGCTTTACGAAGAGGCCAAAGTGCAACTAAAGGAGTAATGTTATCTCTTCTTGAAAGATGGTTAGGTGACTCACGAAACCTTGACTACTTGGCTGAGACTATCAGAACAACTGATTACGAAGAAATCCTAATTAAAAATAAAATTAGTGATTTCATCAAAAGAAGAAAAATTATTAAAGAAGATAACACCTACTATTTAGATGGTGAGAAACTCGGGAGAACCGTTCAACAAGCATATATAACTTTAACTAAAGTAGGTAACGAAGAACTATTAGAGAAACTTCAAATTGACTGATGGATATACAAGAAGCATACTTAAGATTTTTAACTAAAGTAAATAAAAACTTAAGTTCTAATAATATAGCAGCTTCAAAAGATAGATTTGTCTTTTTGTATAATGAGGAGCAAATTAGATTTTTGGACTATTCTCTAGACCAAAGAAATGATAGTTCTCTCTCAGATGCAGAAGAGTTCCTTGTAATAGATAATAACGTACAACCTCTCCCAGCAATTGACGACATTGTTCCGTTAGATGCAAATGCAGATGACTGGTTTGAAATATCAAGTGCTTTTGCTTATGTAGATACTAAAGATTGTAAAGGCATAAGAGTAAGTTTATTTGAGATTAAAAACTTTGACCAAGAACAAATAGTCAGGGATGCTAACAACGCTCCTTCAATTAGATATAGAGAGGCTCCATATTATATTGGAAATAACAACCTAAATGTTTACACCAAAGATTTCACAATCGACAGAGGTGTCATAACATATTATAGGTTTCCAAAACCAGTAGATATTGCAGGCTACGTCAAGATTGACGGTACAGCCTCTACAGACATAGACCCAGAGGGCACAGATTGGTGGGTCAACAAAGTAATTTCAATGTGTGCCGAATCGTTTTTCAGGAATTATGGCGATGCCAATTCCGCATTAATTAACAAGGACAGGATTATTAATAACAATTAAATTTTTTAACTATGAATTCACGTTCACACAATTCAGCTTATTCAAGGCTGATGGTCCTATCAGACTTAGGACAAAATGCCGTTATACCTGCGGGTAAAGGCTCATTACGACTAGCAAATGGTCAAATTGGTTTGTTTAGAATGGCTGACAAGACCTCAAAGGGTCCAGCAGCTGTAGCTAACATGGATGGAAACCCAAAAGAGGATTTGTATCAAATTCAAGTGGGAACAGGCCGTACACAGGAAGCTGGCGGCATGACTAACAAGAACTTCTCAACTATCGCATTTAGAAGAGATGACGTTCTTGATGTTACTTTTGACCGTGCTAAGGCACCTGTATATTCTGAAGTAACTTTAGGATATAATGGTACAGCTGGTACAGGCATTAAACTAAAAGAAAATGAAGCTACTACAGTTTCATTGAAATTATTCGGTGAGCAACTTTCTTATCTCGGTTTCCGTGATGGAGTTGCAAATTTACAATTCAACGTATTCTCAGGTTCTCCTGAAGCTTGCGATAATTGTCTTAATCCATGTGCTACTACTTCTTGTCAGTCTATTGTAGAAGATTTAGTAGAAACTATCAGAGACTATGAGCTTCGTGCTGGTTCTGATGCTGGAACAGGAGCATCTATCAAAGTAGGTGACTTAGTAGAGGTTATCGGTACTTCTTCTTGTACTCCAGACCTATACGCTGAAGGTTCAGCAGTTACTTACTACACACTCGAAAGATGTGATGAAGGTAATGGTGAGGCACTTGCTCAAGTACAAGCATGGGTAAATGCAGATGCTAACCTTGGTTCTTTAGACGTAGATGTTGAAAGAATTACAAGAGAAGGTTCTACTTCTACTTACCAAGTTATTGCTAGTGCGGCTCCTTCTGGTCCTTTTGTAGAGCCTGCTACACTTAACAGAAATGGCGATGAGGTAGTAAAAGTTGTTACTGATTGTGAGACTTGCCCAGCAGGTGCTACTACAGTTAGTGGACTTTACAGATGGAAACTAGTAATCGATGCAGGTATTTATACTGCAGTGACTCTTAAAGCAGCTATCGAGAATACTTCTATTACAGATGCTCAAATTACATTAGCAGGAAGAGCTGCTGGTGCTATCGACTCTGAGACTTGGATTATTGTAGGAGATGCAAATCCAACAGATGCTGCGATAAGAGCTGAGCTCATTGCAGGTGCTGCTGGTATCACATCAGCTGCTCAGTTTGAGTTATCTGCTTATGCTGAAGAGGACACAGTATGTTTACTTACGTATACTGAGGACACTGTTCCTTGGGCAACAGGTAAAACTTGTTCAGTATATACTAGAAGTTTAGAAATCATTGTAGACCTCGAGTGTGGTCCTTATGCTACTGATGCAGCAAGAGATGCTAAACGTGCAGAAAAACTTGCTGAACTGCAAGCTGCTTTCCCTGAATTATCAGTAACGGCAGACACTACTGAGCCTCCATCTACTTCAACTCTATTCACAGAGTGTAGAAATAGATTCTTTGGTACTCAGACTTCTGAGCCTGTGTGCGAAGGCTGCGAAACTGCAGACCCAATTTTCCCTGACATGCCAGAGGACTTCGATTTCGAATCTTGGTCTCTTAAAACTGTAGCTGCAGGAGAAATTACTTCTT